AAGAGAGCCGCTGCTGTCCGAAATCTACATACCCAGGGGCTGCCCGTCGTCCGCTCCACGCTCACGAAGGGGGCCGCGTGACGCTCGCCGCCACGGCCGAAGCCCCCGTCGTCCGCTCGAGGAGGCTCGTCGGGAGCACCCAGCCGCGCATCTGCCCGCCACGCCCGGTGCGGTCGGAGCTGGCCCGGTTCGAGCGGACGGCGGCGGCCATGGGCATCGACCTCATGCCCTGGCAGAGGGTCGCCGGGCGCTACCTCATGGCCCGGGGCGCCGACGGAGCGAGGCCCTACCGGGAGGTCGCCATCGTCGTCGCCCGCCAGCAGGGCAAGACGACGCTGATGAAGCCGCTCATCGTCGACGCCCTGCGCTCGGGGAGGCGCGTCGTCCACATCGCCCACGACCGCAACCTGCCCCGCAAGATGTTCGACACGGTGGCCGACGCGCTCTCGGGCGAGCCCGAGCTGTTCCCGAGGCGGCGCGGCAAGGTCATCTGGCCGCGCTACGGGGCGGGCCAGGAGGAGGTCGTCCTGCTCAACGGCGGCAGCTACCGCATCGCCGCCTCGAGGACCGGGGGCGCCCGCGGCTGGTCCAACGACATCGTCGTCATCGACGAGCTGCGCGAGATGGACAGCTTCGACGTGATGAACGCCGCCGAGCCGACGCTGATGATGTCGCCTGACCCCCTCATGGTCTACCTCTCGAACGCCGGCACCGAGCGGAGCGTCGTCCTCAACAGCGTGAGGGAGCGGGCCGGCGACGACCCCGGCCTGGCCTACCTCGAGTGGAGCGCGGAGCCCGGCCTCGACGCCGGGGACCGCAGGGGCTGGGCGCAGGCCAACCCGGCGCTCGGCCACCACGCCGCGGTGCAGGCCAACCTGGAGGCCGCCTACACGCGGAACCGGCTGGCGAACACGATGCCCATCTTCGAGACCGAGAACCTCTGCCGCAGCGTCGAGACGATGATGCCCAAGGTCGTCTCGGACGTCGCGTGGGAGAGGGCGCTGGGCGCCGTCGGCGAGCCCGTGCGGCCGTCCGTCGGGATCGCCAAGGACCCGGCCGGCCGGCGCGTCTCGGCGGCGCTGGCCTGGCAGGCCGGCGACGAGGTCCGGGCCTACCTGCTGGCGGACATCGACGGGCACCCGGTCGACACCCAGGCCGCCGCGAGGGAGGTGCTGCCGCACGTCCGCAGGCTCGGGGCCATGAGGCGCGTCGCCTACGACCCGTGGACCGACGGCGACTGGGCGCAGCACTTCCCCGACGCCCGCAAGGTCGTCGGGCAGGACTGGGAGACGGCCAGCCGCGTCTTCGCCGAGTGGATGGACCGCGAGAAGCTCGTCGTCGAGGACCCCGACGGGCGGCTCACGCTCGACATGGCGGGCACCGTGCGGCGCGAGACGGCGCACGGGTGGATCGCCGTGCGCGCCAGCGACGAGCGGACGAACACGGGCGGCCTGGCGCTCATCCGGGCCGTCTGGCTGGCGACCATGCCGGCGCCGGCCGGGCCGAGGGCCTGGTGATGGCGCGCTTCCACCTCACCGTCCTGCCCGACGGCCGCGCCGTCCTCACGACGCCCGACAAGCTCGACGAGGCCGAGGCGAAGAGGCTCGGCGACATCCTCGAGGAGTGGTCGACGGGCAGGCGCGCGGCCATCGCCATCCCCGACTGCGAGGTCACCGTGGTGAGGAAGCCGTGAGCGGCTACGTCCTCCAGTTCGGCGACCCGGTGACCCCCGTGTCGATGTTCCCCAGGCTCTACCCGGGCCGCGCCGCGTTCCGCCCGTCCGTCCGCATGGCGCTCGGCGTGCCGGCCATCCTGCGCTGCGTCACGCTCATCAGCAACACCGCCGGGGCGCTGTCCATGAACGGCATCCGCGACGGCGTGACGGTCCCGGCGCGGGACCGCCCGCGCCTCATCGTGCGCCCCAACCCGCTGACGACGCCGCGCGTCTTCTGGCGCGACTCGGCCCACTGGAAGGCCACCTACGGCGAGCAGTGGTGGTGGGTCGCCAAGCGCGACTCGGACGGCCTCGCCATCTCGCTCGTGCCCGTCGCGCCCTACGAGGTGAGGGTCGAGGAGGACCCGCGGGACGCGCGCTACCCGGTCGTCTGGTGGCGCGACCGGAGGATGCCCCGCGGCGACATGGCCCTCGACACGCTCATGCCCGACCCGGACCACCCCTTCCGGGGCGTCGGCCCGCTGCAGCTCTGCGGGGCGGCCGTGAGCGCAGCCGTCGAGGCCGAGCACTGGGCCGCGAGCTTCTATGCCGAGGGCGGCTTCCCGTCGGTGTGGGCGAAGCCCGAGGTGCCGTTCGTCGACGAGGACGAGGCCACGAAGTTCAAGCAGAAGTGGGTGTCCAACCCGCACAACACGCCCATCGTCATCGAGGGCATCGAGGAGGTCGGCACCATCCCGGTCGACGAGCAGGGCGCGCAGATGCTCAACGCCCGCACGCTCACCTTCGGGCAGGCGGCCCTCATGTTCGGGCTCCCCGGGTCGATGGTCGAGTACGTCCAGTCGGGCTCGTCGCTCACCTACCAGAACGTCGGCCAGCGCTTCGACGACTTCGTGAAGGGCTGCCTCTGGCCCAACTACCTCGAGGGCACCGAGCAGGCCATGACGGACCTCCTGGGGCGCTCGTGGGTGGCCGAGTTCGACACCGACCGCTTCACCCGCCCCGACCCCAAGACGCGCATGGAGATCCACCAGATCGCCATCGCGGCCGGCGTCTACGACGCCGCCCACGCGCAGCGCCAGGAGGGCATCGTCCCGGGCTCCATCGAGACGGCCCCGATCCCGCCCTCGCCGCCCGCGGCCGTCCCGACGGGGCTGCCCCGGAGGCTGTCCGAGTTCCGCTGCCCGGCCTGCGACCGGAAGCTGGCCGAGTCGGCGGGCCCCGGGACGCGCATCACCTGCCGCTGCGGGACCCTCGCCGCGGCGTGAACGTCGTCATCCTCGTGCCGCGCCGGGCGGGGTTCGCCGACCGGGACGCCCTCTGGGCCTTCGCCCGGCCATGGTGGGAGCGGGAGTTCCCCGACTGGCCCATCGTCGAGGGCCACCACGACGAGGGCCTCTTCAACCGCTCCGCGGCCGTCAACGCGGCGTCGAGGCTGGCGGGCGACTGGGACGTCGCGGTGCTCATCGACTCCGACGTGCTCACGGACGCCGAGGCCGTCCGCCGCGCCGTCCCCATGGCCGTCGAGTCGGGCCAGATGGTCGTGCCCTTCGAGGTGCGCTACAACCTCAACGCCCGGGGCACGAGGCGCATCCTCGCGGGCGACCGCGGGTCGTGGAGGGGCTACGTCGCGCGCACGTTCCGCTCCCAGCACTCCTCGGTCGTCGTCATCCCGCGCCCGCTCTACGACGACGTCGGCGGCTTCGACGAGGGCTTCCGCGGCTGGGGCATGGAGGACAGCGCCTTCGCGCTGGCGTGCGAGCTCTTCGCCGCGAGGCCCCTCGTCCGCATCCACCCCGGCGAGGTGTGGCACCTGTTCCACATGGGCGCCCCAGGCGAGAAGCACGGCTCGCCGTCCCACGCCCGCAACATGGCGCGGCTCGAGCGCTACCGCGCCGCCTGCGCCGCGGGCGACCGCTCGGCCGTCCAGCGGCTCGTCGCCGAGGGCAGGCAGGCCGACGAGCCGCCCGCCGGCGCCATCCCGCGCATCCTCCACCGCGTCGTCCCCGAGCGCACGCCGCAGGTGGCCGAGGCGTGGTGGGCCGAGTTCGGCAGGCTGCACCCCGGCTGGCGCCTGATGACGCACCGCGACCCGCTCGACCCCGCGGAGTGGCCCGTCACGTCGCCGCACTGGGGCGAGGCGAAGGTCGGCGCACAGCTGGCGGACCTCGTGCGCCTGGAGGCGCTGCTGCGCTGGGGCGGCGTCTACGTCGACGCCGACGTCCAGCCCTTCCGCCCCTTCGACCCGCTGCTCGGGGCCGAGGCCTTCGCGGCCTGGGAGGACGACAGGGTCGTCCCCAACGCCATCATGGGCGCACGCCCCGACCATCCCGCCATCCGCGAGTGCCTCGCCCTGTGCATCCAGAGGCTGCCCCAGGGCGTGTGGCCCGCCGGCCCGGGCGTCACGACCGAGGTGCTCACCAGCCATCCCGAGGTGCTCCTGCTGCCGCCCGGGAGCCTCTACGCCGTCCACTATCGGGACCCCGACCGGGACGCGAAGATGCTGGCGAAGCCCGCCCCGTGGGAGTTCGCGAGGCACCACTACTGGGGGAGCTGGCTCCCCGAGGGGCGGCGGCGGGTGCCGGCGGCGTGAATCCCTGGAGCGCCATCTATGCCGGCAACGTCTGGGCCGGCGTGGAGTCGCTGTCCGGCCCGGGCTCGGGCACCGCCGCCACCCGCCACGTCGGCCCCGCCATCGTGGAGCTCGTGGCGCGTCGTGGCATCGCGTCCGTCATCGACGCCGCCTGCGGCGACGGCTGGTGGATGCCCGACCTCCCCGGCTACCTGGGCATCGACAGGGCGCCCGAGGCGATCGCGTGGTCGCGCCAGCGCCATCCTGGCCGCCGCTACCTGCTGGGCGACCTCCGTGCGCTCGACGTGAGCGCCGACCTCGTCATCCTGCGCGACGTCGTCCAGCACCTGACCCTCGAGGACGGCCTGGCGCTCGTGCGCGCCGCCATGGGGCGTTGCAGGTGGCTGCTCGCCTCGACGTACCGCGGCGGCTCCAACGTCGGCTGCCCGCCCGAGCGCCTCCTGGCGGGCTGGGCCTACGACGACGACCTGGAGGCGCCGCCCTTCTCGCTGGGCGAGCCCGTCGAGGCCATCCCCGACGGCTTCGCCTATCACGGCGACGCCGTGCGCGACCCCAGGAAGGTGCTCGGGCTGTGGCAGGGGGCGTTGACAGGGCGCACCGCACCGCCCTAAGATGCCCCGCAAGCGAATACCGCGGCCCGTGCGCTCGTCGCCAGCCGCCGCACCAGATGTCGGCCTCCGCAAGTCCGCCCAAGCGGCTCCTTCGGAGGCCCTTCCCATGGCCGACATCACCGACGGGCTCCCAGCCGACGAGATGCTCCGCCTCGACCTCCCGGCCGAGGCCGTCTCGAAGCTCTCGCGCACGAAGCGCATCCTGGGCCTTCGCATCGCCCCCTACGGCGTCGTCGCCGACTCCCGCTACGGCCCGCTCATGTTCGAGCGCGGCGCCTTCGGGGACGTCGACCCGCGCGAGGTCCGCCTCCGCATGGACCACGCCGACCCGCCGACCGGCACGGGCCGCTCGTTCGTCGACAAGCCTGACGCCGCCTACATGGACTTCGCCGTGAGCAGGACGCAGCGCGGCGACGAGCAGCTGGAGCTGGCGGCCGACGGCACCTCGACGGGCGCGTCCATCGGCTTCCACGAGGTCGGCAAGGTGCGCGTCGAGCAGATCGACGGCAGGCGCGTCCTCGTGTTCCCGCCCGACACCGTCCGCCTCGACGAGGTGAGCACCACCTGGCAGCCGACATTCAAGGATGCCGGCGTC